ACGCGAACCTGCTCATCGTGCTGGATTCCGTATGCCAAGCATTATAACTGGATCTACAATATTATGCGCGAGATTACGGACGGCATCAATGCCGAGCAATGGCGATTCGACATTCAGGGCATCCAACAGTTGCAGATCCTGCGATACCGCCCACTACAGAAGTTCTCTTGGCATTGGGATACCTACACATCCGAAGCACCAGTACGCAAGCTGACGGCTGTGGTGAACCTGTCCGCTCCAGAGGAGTATATCGGAGGAGGGTTGCAGGCTAAGGCTGATATGGTGAATCCTCAGTTCATCCGCGAGCAAGGAGCAGGTTGCTGGTTTCCATCCTACATCGAGCATCGTGCGCGTGCGCCAATATGGGGTACACGCTGGGTGTTGGTGGCTTGGTTTACTGGACCTGCTTGGAAATGACCCACGCTGCTAATCTGCCACGCCACTTGTACGTCAAGTGCGATATGGAGTTTGTGTCTGATGGCGAGAAGCAAGGCATAGAGGACGTTGTCTGGTTTGGCCTAACAGCAATTCCTGGCCGAGCTTGGGGATGCACAATTATGCTCAAGTGCGGTGCGCTGTACCGAGGCTTACCACTACACGCTTTGGCTCACGGAGAGATTGCAATTATGGATTGGGACATCAATGATGCACAACGCTGGGATTGTTTTGGTTGGAACTTTACAACGATTGAGTACGACTATTTGATGGGGTTGTCTTGCCGAGTGTGGATTGCCAGCAAGAAGGATTGGGAGATTGGTCGCTACCTATTCACAGCCGAGCCTTATGGCGATGGTTTCTCGATGGACCCAAGCCAAACCAAGTCACACCATTTTATTGCACTTAACAATGGACGCATCACGGCTGTTCCAGGTAATAATGTTCTGTGGAAAGAATCAAGCTTCACTACTCCAAGCGAGAAACCTAGCTGGCTGCGGACGCAGTCGCAGGTCTGGCATGGAGAGCAGGCCACATGGGACGATGTGGTTGGTGAGGAGACAGCATAGGAGGTCACAATGCCACTAGGTAAAGACGTAAGTAAGAACATGAGTGAACTAGCTAGGGATAACCGCAAGAAGGGTAGCGAGCGTGGAGCAGGCGGTAAGCCACGCTCACGCCAGCAGATGATTGCAATTGCCCTATCCGCAGCAGGCAAGAGTAAGCCACGCAAGTTTCGGATGCGGTCTGGTTCGTAATGCAAGTCGAGGCTAAAGATCGCCTCAAGTGGGCGCGCGAGATCCTTCTCATTGCACGCAATAAGCTTGTAGTTGAGAGGGATCGCGCGACTCACGGACACGCGATAGATATGATCCAAGTCATAACCATGGTCGATGCAGCCAGCCTGGTGTGCAAGGAAGTGGTGGGTGAGGAATGAAAAGCAAGGATGAGTTGGCGATGCAGGTGAAGAAGGAGTGGGATGAGCAGGGATGGAGATGGAAGCTATCCCTATCTGCTGGTGGGTTTACCAGCGAGATACATTGCTATGGAACTGCCGAGGAGGAATATTTTAATTGCGTCAAGAACTTGGTTGAACACGCCTACCAGATGCAGAGCGTATGAGCATACGAGAAGACATCCTTGACCAGTTCGGTGATGATGCCGAAACGATGCTGTTCGCTGACGGATTTGATGACGCGATCATTGGAGTCGGCAACAAGTTTGGTGACCAGCTTTGCGCTGTTTATGATGCCGACAAAGTGATTGACATACTTATGAAAGAGGGAATGGATTATGCAGAAGCTATGGAACACTTCGATTTTAATATTGCAGGAGCTTATGTAGGTGAGCAGACTCCGATCTTCATGCACAAAATAGAAAGGAACACAAAATGAGCGCACTATACGATTGGATCATTGTCGGAGCAGGATTGGCAATAGGAAAGCTTCTTGTTGCCATTGCGGTTATCACAATAGTCACAGCAATTCTAGCTGTGTTCTTTATTTGGGAGGAGAGATCAAAATGAAACTATGGACAAATAACACAAACGCAATTCACAAAGTCGATGACAATATGCTCTACCCGCGCACTACCTACGTATTGCCCGATGAGCTAACTGGACCAACCTGGGACGATTCAATCCCTTGCCCACACGAGATCAAGCCGTACTACAAAGGGCGCGCTGCTGGTGGGGCAACAGCCGTGTACCGCGCTGGTGCAATTGGTGATGCGATCATCGCCACCGCCTTCGTCAACTACCTAGTGCAAGAGTCGGGTGGGGTTGTGGAGGTTTACGCACCTGCACGCAACCTGCCTCTATACGCTGGGCTGGGTGCAAAGCTGTGGCCGTTGCCATCATCGCTGGAGGCGTGGAGGTCATTTGATGCTCACTTGCCAACGGATGATTTGTTCAGCGGGCAGGTTGGCAACACGAAGCTAGGCACTGGTGGTGGCAACTGTTACCAACGGATCTACGAGTGGATGGGTGTGTGGGATGAGAAGACTATGGCTAAGTATTGTAAGCCAGTTCTACATCTGATCGAGCCAGACCATGAGGAGCTAAAGGCGATGGGCAAGTGGCCGATGCCTAGTCCGTTCTTTGCCTATCACGTTAGCAGTTCTGGTCCGACCCGCACCTATCCGCCAACGATGGGGCAAGAAGCGGTGCTGGCGTTGCTAGAAGCTTACCCCAAGCATCACGCTGTTATTATCGGGCTGGATAACTCAAACAACTTTAAAGTAGATCATCCGAGAGTGATCGACCTATTCAACTGCACCAAGACTGTACGCTCGCTGTTCCCGATTATCAGCGGGGCTGACTTCGTTGTCGCGCCCGATAGTTCAGTCAATCACATGGCTGCTGGGTTGGATACTCCGTGTGTGTCGTTGTGGGGTAGCTACGATCCAAAAGATCGTGTTAGTTTTTACCCTAAGAACGTATCGGTGTTCAAACCCGATACCTGCCCGCACGCACCTTGCCGTCCGCACGCTGGGTTGCCGCAGGCCAAGTGCAAGGATGCGAGTAACAAGACTCCCAAGACACAATACTGGTGCAATGCTCTGCGGAATATAACAGCGCAAGATATTGTGCTTGCATCGCAAAAGGCGATTGAGTTATAAGACAAATAACTAACTGGCGTTGTGGTATGCAAGGAGATCTTGCATCGGGCGTTTCCTCAGTGTGTCTACCCCTTGAATCAGAGCCAGTTTGAATTTCTATGAAAACAATGTCCCGAATGGTACGCAAGGAGATCTTGCGGCTGGTAATCACGATTACCACTTGAAACAAAGGGGCATAAATTTTAATAAGTAAAAGCAGATACCACTTGCAGTGGTTGAACATCGTGATACAAAACAAATAAGCAGAAAGGTAAATCGTGATATGAATGAAGAAATGTTGACAGCCTTACGCTGTCGTTTAGGCAAACCAGTATTCCTACTTGTTCCGAAAGGAATGAAGGGTCCAGTGCAGGTTGGGTGGCAAAACATTGCGTACGAGGAAACCCTCCGCACCGAGTATATTCAGAAGTTGCTGGCATCAAACATAGGCGTGCTGATGGGCAAGGCATCATCCCATCTGTGCAGCATTGATGTGGATAGTGACGCAAGGGCGGAAGAGTTCGAGAAGGCTAATCCAAAGCTGGCCGCAACATTCCAAACCAAAGGAGCCAGAGGTCGCAACTTCTGGGTGCGAGTAAAGGGCGAGTATCCAGACCTATTTAAGATCAAGGCTGGCACTGAGGATTGGGGCGAGTGGAGAAGCAATGGCGGGCAAACAATAGTTTACGGAACGCATCCAAGCGGATGCCAGTACACATATCCAGTCAGAGGAGCAACTCCAGTCGAGATTGAGTTTAGCGAAATCAATTGGCCAGAGGATACCAATAGGCCGTGGAAGGATGATGAGCATAAAAAGAAATGCAAGGAGCTAGAGGAGGCTTGGGGTGCGCCGTTCAAGTACCGAACCAATACGGAAACTGAGGCGCAAACATTGGTTGGTATCAATGAGCCGTTCTGGGCTGCGAAGTATCACACCGAGAACAAAATTCTGTGGGAGCCATCCGAGAAGAAGTTTTATATGTACGATCCAGAGACAGGATTGTGGGGCATTAAGAGCGAGGACACGATTAAGCAGGAGATAAGCTCATCCATACTGGAAGTAGGTAGAGACATTGGCGAGCCGTCAACGCAAGACATGAGGAGTGAAAGGTTGCTCACATCCATCACCCGCCAGTTGCGGGGCATGGTGGAGGTGCAGGATGCGTTCATAAACAAGGGTATTCCAGGTGTGCATTGCGCCAACAGCTATATTACTTTTGATGATGACGGAGAGCTGCGCGAACACGACTTCAGCCCAGACTTCTATTCACGCAATCAATCGCCAATAGAGTACAAGGGCATTGATAAGATCCCACAACGCTTCTTGACCGATCTAGTTGGTCCAACATTCAGTGATCCAGATGATGCGGTGATGTTTCAGAAGTACGGCGGGATGTGTTTGTTTGGAAGAAACATCATCCAGAGATTCATGGTGATGTATGGGCAGGCTGGTGGAGGCAAGTCAACGCTGGTTAACATTGTTTTAAACATCGTTGGCAAGCACAACATGGCCGCGCTCAGAACTGGACACCTCAATAATCAGTTCGAGTTGTATAGGTTTCGAGCCAAGACACTGCTCTCTGGAACAGACGTGCCTGGCAACTTCTTGTCAACCCCTGGAGCCAAGGTCATCAAGGGGCTAACTGGAGGAGACACGATGGAAGCGGAGGGTAAGGGGCTGAATGACGGCGTTGTGCTGCAAGGCATATTCAATATCCTCATCACGTCCAACGAAAGGCTCAAGGTCGCGCTGGAAGGTGACGTTGAGGCTTGGGGCAGGAGGTTATTGCTGCTTGAGTTTACGAATCCGCCACCAGCCAAGAAGGTTGATAGGCTTGCGGACAAGCTGGTAGAGGAGGAAGGATCGGAGATATTGGCTTGGTTCCTGTGCGGGTTCCGCGAGTTACTGAAGGATGTAAGGGAGACTGGAGACATACGCCTAGCCAGCCCGCAAATACAGAAGGTCAACAGCCTGCTTGCTGAATCGGACAGCGTCACAAACTTCATCAAGGAAAAGGTAACAAAGGCCAAGGGATTTGAGATAACCAATGAGGAGCTTATCACCCTATACGGAGAGTATTGTGCGGAGCGCAGGTGGGTTGCAATGGAGCTTGCCAGGCTCCAGAAAGTCATCAATGAGCAGATGTATGCCATACATGGCGCAACCCAGAGTCATTCGGTTGTGGCTCCAAGCGGTAAGAATGCAAGAGGGTTTAAGAATGTGGCAGTTCAAGGGCAATCGAGAGCAAGCCATAGGAGGGATGAGTTTTGAGCCTAGATATATCAAAGTTGCATAACGTGAAGAATGCGGCAGATGGCGGGATCAAGGCTGGCTGTCCAGCTTGTGCTGCGCTTGGGCAGGACAACCGAAAGGAACACCTATACATATACAAAGATGGCAGGTTCGGGTGCGCCAAGTATCGCGGGGATCGGGCGCATCGAGCCATGATAGCCAAGCTGGTTGGAGATGGGGTCGTTGCCAAGCCAAAGTCATATATCGCCATTAAGCCGTTTTCATGTCCTAAAAGGGATAAGAAAGCGGATTCTGGGACAATTGGGACACCTTTTTATAACCTACGCGCACTGCTTGAAAAGTTTATAGTATCTAATAAAGATACGTTATGTAATACACCCGTGGGTGAAATAGGGTTGCAAAAACCTGTCCCAGCTGTCCCAGAAATTGATAAGTCGTTGAACGATAACGAGGAGAGGCAAATCGAGCTAGTCCCAGCCGAAATAGTGGCCAAAATAAAGGAGGATTGCGAGGTTGGTGGGTGGGTTGAGGCTGTTGAAAGACTGTTTGATGGAAGCATAGTTGGCGCAGTTTGGGATTGCGAGGTTTATGGGGATATGGAGACGGAATCCAAATGAGGATGGGAGGGTACGATTTTGTGGCTGGGGATACGCAAGCTGACTACGCCAAGCATTCCCAAGCTACATTTAAGTCAATTTTGTGGTGGACCAGATGCAAGGGCATTGAAGACGGATGGCCGAAAGAAATGCTCAAGAAGAGATTGATTAGGATTGCTGGAGTATTGCAAAGCCAAAGCAAACCAGAAAATTGTATTAGTGAATCGCAAATGCAGAGGCTTCTATACTTTTGATTTTGTTGCGGTGTGGTACAATCGTGAAATGAACAACAGTAAACCTGGTTTGTACGCCAACATTAACGCCAGACGCAAGGCTGGCACTAGCCGTCCTAAGTCTAAAAGCACCATCAGCCCCAAGGTGTGGCGCATGATGAAAGCCAAGAAGGGCGGGTTTGAACCACGATAGGGATCAGTTGAAGGTAGCGCACAAGTTCATTGGCCTGCTTCAACGTGAGAACGCCCAGTTGCATGGCGTGCTACGCCTGCTAGGCCAATTGGTAGACGATATGAATGCCAACTGCTCCTATGAAGTCTTCGAAGTACAGTGGAATAGCCTTACCGAGCAGGTCAAGAGGCTGTCAGGCTTCTTTGAGAGCCATCAGAAGGCACTACAATCGCTCCACGATGCTTGCCCTGAGGTTTGGGATACCGATGAGGTAGATGATGAATCCTAGAGAACTGCCTTGCAACAGCCCTAGGCGTACACCTGGAGGACCAAAGAAGTTTGTGGTGCGTGCTTGTAGTGGAGGTGAAAGCAAGACCATCCGCTACGGCGATCCTAAGATGACCATCAAGAAGAG